TATATCTTCTGTTTTTCCATCCTTGACCTGTTTCTGGAGAAGGAGTAAGCCATATACCCGTAGAACTAAAACGCTTACCTACCATAAAAGTAGCAGGTATAGTTAATGGTTTTCCATCTTTATCCATAGATTGATGAAATTGACCATCTCCATTTTTAACCATTTTAGGCACTACAGTTTTTCCAGCTTCATCAGCTATTTTAAAACTAATATTAAATACTTTTTGTTCTCCAGCTTTAGTATTTAAATCTTTACTTTCTAAACCCGAAACGTGAGCTGGATATACTCCACCTACAATAGGGATCATTCCATCTCTTTCTTCGTTATAAGTAGTATCTGGTAATTCAATCATTACATTCTCCTTTATTTTTTACTTGTTGTGTATTCTGAAATTAAAACGCTAAACTTACTTTTAAGCTCTTGCATTTCTTTGCTATATTTATCTTTACCTATGCCTTGAAAATAAAGCTGAGGTGATACTAGATTACCATTAATGGTTTTCATGTATCTTTTATTATTTCTTCTTTTTGTAGAAACAAGACCATTTTTTTGCATTTGCTCTATTGCTTTTTCTGACAAAATGCCTGCTTCTCTTAGGTCTTCTGTTTCTTTTATTGTTAATTTGCCCATACTATCTCTCCTTTATTTTATTTTGTATGTATGTATCCAATCCCAAATCTTCTGGAGTTGGTAATGGATCTTCTTCTATTGTAAACGTATGAAATGATGGGTTAACAGTTAATGATTTGCTATTTTCTGTTTTAAATACCATCATAGGTTTACCATTTAAGAGCTTAGTCCCTTTATAAACTACTCTCCGAAATTCTTTAGAATCATTTGTTCCTATAGTATAAACTTCTTCTTCTTTTAAAAGAGAATTAGTTTGACCATAATTATTATCATTTATTATTTTCATTTAGCTATCCTTTTTAATTTTGACACACTTGCATTATAATTGGAAGAATTAATTTCTCCATTTTCAATTTTAGTTTGCGTGTCTACTTTTGCTTTTTCGCCTAATTTAATTAAAACGTCTATTTGATCATCATCCAAAGAAGGATCTTCACTTTTATAAACATCTGCAGCTATATCCATATAAACATTTAATGCCTTTTTTAAACAATCTGTATTTGAAGATTTAACATCATTACCAATGTTTACAAAATCGTTAGCAGTTCCACCTCTTTTAGTTTGTATTCTATGAGCAGCTACCATATCTCCTTCTCTCCAAACTCCATTGTCAAACCATTTTAATCTACCATGAACAACATAAGCAGCTCCACCCAATGCTTCTGAATTAATTATAGTCCAAGACCAACCTGGGAATTGTTCATTTGCAATTTTTTTCATATACCTAAGTTCAACATAATCAAACCCTTGCACTTTTTTAATTAACCCTTTAGGTGTTTTTATTTTACTTATTTTTTTATGTTGTTGAGTTACTTCTTTTAAAGCTGCTTTAATTTTATTTATTGAAGTAATTTCAATCAACTCTGATGTTATTTTTTTTTCAGACATTTTATCTCCTTTTGTTTTCAAATGCTTGTATTAATAATGAAAACAACATAGAAAATAGACATAATGATATTGCCCATATTAATGCTGTAATCCCTAAAACTAATAAATTTAAAATCCAATTTGCTATTGTAATAATTATCATTATTTATTCTCCTTATATTCCTTTACAATGTATATCTTTAAATGAACAATATCTACATTCCCAATTAGCCATTGGAACACCATATGATCCAACAGTTAATTCATCAGAAGATTCAATATTATCTGTATACTCTCTTAAATCTTCCCAATATTCTAATGCTTTTTCTATCCATTCATTATTAACTATAATTTCTTTAATTGCACTAGTATCTTTGTTATACCAAAATAAAGACATTTCAATATCATCTACATATATTCCTTTTTCTTCTGCAAAAGCATATGCATAAGTAGATAATTGTAAATTATAATTAGTATTAGCATTTGGGTCTGATTTTCTACCAAATTTCATTTTCCACGGATAGCTTCCACAAGTTTTAACATCTATTATTTTAGCAAAACTATCTCCTTGCGTTGGCTTTGATTCAATTGCTATATCTAAATGACCTAATACTTTAAACTCAGGTATTTCAACTTTTTTTTCTGTATAAATAGTATTAATACTTTTTTTATATTCTTTTGATTCTTCCATATATTCTTTAATAGAATTTTCTATGTCAGAATGTACTATTGTTCCAAGGCGAAGCAATCTCATCACTCTATTATCCATAGGTGGTTCAACTTTTCCTTCTGCTCTTAATGCTAGTTTTTTAAAACAAGAACCTGCTTGAGATGCAGAGTGCCAACCTTTATAATTTTTATACTTTTCTTTATTTTTTTCTTGTTTTAAGTTTAAATAAGTAGCATAAATTGATTCTATATTTAACATAATCTCTCCTTTATTCGCCCCTAAATCTAATAATAATTAAATTTAGAGGCAAAAACATATTAATAATATTGAGAATTAGATCTCATTTCTTTTTCTTTATCCTTTCTTCCTTTATAAACTTTTTCAACTCTTAGTTCTGGGAATTTAGCTTGTATTTTTCTTCTGCATCTTGTTACTGATTCAGATTTTGTTAAATTACCATCTCTTAAAAGTTTTAAAAAATTTAAAGCATCTAAACTTGTAGGATTTCCATGTGTTATGCTTGATATATCTTCAAACCATATTCTAGCCATTAATTTTAAATCAGAAGTTTGATATTTTTCATCTTCTGCTAAAATTGATTTAACTCTTTTATCTAACATTTTACCTTTTAACATATTTCAAATCCTCCACTTTTTTCACAAAATCTTTCAAATGCTTTAACATTGCTTGTGCAAAAAGCATAATCCTCACTATTATATTTTGATATATCTGGATTTAAACTTATTTCCCATTTTTTTATAATAGTTCTTAACCTTGAAGCTATTCTTTTAGATTTTGTTTTACTTATTTTATGACCATTATTATTACATCCAAGATCCATATCTTTAAGAGTAAGAACATTAGAACAAGAGTCACAAATAAAAGCCCATAAAGGTCTCCAATACCATACATTATTTCTAAAATATACTCCATGAGTATTTTCTTGCCATGCAAAATAAGCTTTATGTGATTTTTTATCATTAAGTATAAAGTCTGGCTTAGGTGTGTCTGTTTTTGGGTTTATCCCATATAAATCAAATCCCATGTTTAACCTCCTCTTTTTTATTAGTAAATTTAATTCTTAAAGTGTCTAATACTAATATAGCGTCTTTACCTTGATTATAAGCAGAAACACATTTATCTGGATATTTATTATAAATTTCTTTAATAGAAATATTTTTTAATCTATATGTTTCAACATTTTTTGTATTATTGTTTATTTTTTTCATTTTGTATTCCTTTTCTTTTACAATGTAAGCACGTTTTTTTTTCTTTTTTATATGATGGAAAATTACTATAATGAACTATACTCTCAGCTTGCCATCTTCTATTAAGCAATTCTTCATAACATCTTTTACAAATAGTGCAAAATTTTATTGCTTTATCTGCCCTTTTTGAATCTATTCTCCAAGATCCTTGTTTGTTAGCTACTTTATTTAATTCAGTCATTTTATTTCTTTTAATTTGTAATATACAATTATTGAAATACTAATTAACGTATATATTATTATTTGCATACTATTACTCCTTTACGAGTTGTGTTGTAGTTCATGAGTTTAATCTCCTTTCTGAATATAATAAATCAGGGATGCTTTCAATAATTTCGATAGCTCTTTCTACAGCTTCTATCATAATTTCTTTAGATTCAACATCCCCTCTTACATGATCAAATTTTGTTCTCATATCTTTTATTAAAGATTTAAGATCTTTTAAGTTTTGCACAACTTCTTCATCAAACATTATTGTAGCCATTATTATCTCCTTTATAGTTTTTAAAATATATATCTAATTGTATTCCACGGAATTACATTTTTATGCAAAGATTTAAATTTATATATCATTTTTTGTTTTAATTGCCATTGGTATCTAATATTATTACTTCCAAATTTAGATTGTTTAGATTCTTGTATTCTTGGATTCCACAAAAAACTTTCATTTCCTATGTTGTTTTTTATATTATAATGATGTTTATCAATGTTGTGTGTTAAAAATATAACTTCTGATAAAACATTTTTTTGATCATTTACATTATTTTTAACTAATTTAAATAAATTTGTATAATCATCGACCCATCCATCATAATAAACTACAGGAGAAAAATTTAAATGAACACTATATCCTGCTTTTCTAAAAACATCAACTGCTTTAATTCTATCAATTATTTTAGATGTGTTTGGTTCTAAACTATCTGATAAAGATTGAGGCATTAAACTAAATCTTATTCTTACTTTTTCTTTAGGGTTATATTTTAAGAATTTAGTAGGTATTATTTTTGTAGCAAAAGTACCCATAGCTTTTGGATGTTCTTTAAAAAATTCAAATATATTAATCCAATTATAATATTTGCTATGTAAAGCAAAATCTTCATTACACGCAATATCATATGTTGTATACTTGGGATGTGTTTGATTTGGTTTATCTATATGAGTAAAAAGACAATGAGTATTTATTGCATCAAGTATTTGATTAATATTAGTAGCATAATTTAAACCATTAGGTTTATGTCTTTTCATATAACAATAGGTACATTCTAGCAAACATCCAAAACCAAAAGAAGGAGATATAAAATCACTACTTCTTCCAGATGCTCTTATTTTCATTGATTTTCTAATAATTGGTTTTATCATATTAATT